GACCGTGACTACCACCAGTTGCTGTGTGAGTGTGCTCTGGTACGATAGCGTCTGCACTACCACCTGTAGCACCAGCAGCGTATGAATTTCCTCTACCAACAATGAACTTATCAATCAAGTTTGGTGTACCATTGCTTCCATTACAGAGAGCCCAGTTAGTTGGTATATTACCATCAGTTCCAGACCACATTATGATACCACCAATAGGTATGGTACCATTACCTACAAAATCACCTGCGGTACATGTTCCAGTTATGTTAGCATCATCTGTCGATGTAAGTTGCTCTGCCTGAACTGTCCCTGATACAGTTGCTGTTGCTGCAGTTACCGTTCCTGTAACCATAGCATTTGAAGTGGCGATGAGGTTTACACCCTGAACATCTCCACCTGCTTCTATTCTGTCGTCAGCAATAATATCATCAGTAGAATGAATGTGTTCTGCAGTTGTTATACCAACAACGTTCAAGTGACGATTTATAGTAGCATCAACACCCACTAAAGCATTGTTATCAACAGTCAGTGTGTGAGCTGTCAATGTTGATCCAGCGAAAGTAAGAGCTGAATTGTCCTGTAATCTTCCGTTTGTACCTATAGTAACAATACGTCCTACTGTAAGATCATCTACAACTAGACCACCTACACTTGCAGTACCATCTACAGATAACTGTTCACCAGAGTCAGCGTAAGTTTGACCTATTGCTACTCTGTCAAATACATAGTGCTCACTACCATTTTCTGTTGACACAGGACCAAAGCGTTGCCACTTTTCTGAACCTGCTTCATTTGTTTGAACCCATCCGATATATCCACCACGGTTCACACTGGTAGCAAATAGGACATTATCACCAGTCTGTGATGATGGTGGTTCTGTCTCTTGGATACCTACAAATACCTGCTTTCCTATCGCACCTGTTCTATTACCTCTAAACTTGAGGTCAATTAGATCTGTATTAGAGTTACTATAGAAGTTCTGGTTGATAGTAAGGTTATCAAATGATGCAGTTGTTGGTAATGATGCAGTTGGAGCTGAAACTGATGTAGTATCAAACTCATCAATAGTTGATACCTCTTCACCAGTAAGAGCATCAATCTTCTTACGTCCGATAAAGAACTCACCTTTATCGTTCATAGCAGTGTAAACTACTAATCCACCACGGGTTTGCTCTGACTGTGCTAATATCTGCTCGTCATTATTCAGAACTCTGTCCTGAACCTGTGGCATTGCAGTTGAGTAGTTACCTGGTCCAAAACCAACGTATTCAAATGTGTGACCAGAAGCACGTATGAGTGAGTTCCTACGTGTCTCAACAGGTATGATCTTGATCTTGACTACTGCTACACTCTTGACATGCGATACAGCATTAGTACCAAGAGCACCCCTTATAATTTTTGTTCTATTTTTATCTGTTATCCTTACAATCTCATCTTCAATCTGTAGATAGTCACCTCTTTTGAGTGTTGATCTATCATCTAAGTTTATCGAACTAGATGTCGCAGTAAGAGCACTTGCCAATTCAGTGGTAAACCCATCATAGATAGGCATTGTCTGATTGAATCCTTTAGCACTTATACCAGATCCATGTGCTAGAGCTGAAGCACCTGAGAATGAGGGTTGTGATGCAGTTCTTCCTATATTGACTGTGAGTGAAGAACCATAACCAATTCTATCAGTTATTGTATGTGTGCCATTATATACTGAATTTGCACCACTAATTACAATTTCATCTCCTCTTCTTAGACCTATGTCAGAGTGTAAGGTGACTGTTGCTATACCACTGAGTCTGTCATGTAGTATGTTTGTGACCTGTGTAGATACACCAACGTGATATATGAAACCACCAGACTCAGAGAAGTTATTGTCTGCAGAACCTGAGAACTGGACTTGTTTTGAATCTAATACACCTGTTATTTTTTGAACACCATTATATTGATCACTTCCAATACCAATAACTTGTATTACATCTCCAGTAGAATCATTTATAGTACCCACAGTAAGAGCACAATCAGTAGTAGATCCTGATGGTCTAAATGGTACACCACTTACTTGAAGTATATCGCCAGTCTCATACGCTGAACCATAGTTATTGAGATCTACGTTTGTTATAGTACCACTAGCACCCACAGTTACATCAACTGTAGCACCCTTACCACTTCCTCCTAGAAGAGGTGCATTGTAATAAAACTCAGCATTACCACTACTTGTTCCATAACCTATACCACCTGTTATATTACTGAATCCAGTAATACCATTCAATCCATGATCTACCCCAGTGTTTAGAGTAATTACACCAGAATCATGATTTCCTCCTGTGACACCAATACCTAGGTTTGCTTCTTCTACAAAACTATGAACTAATTCTTTAGTAATACTACGTTTAGGTTCATTTGTGATGACCTGACCAATTTTTTCTCTAAGTGGATGAGATACTGCTGGTTTTGGATCAAATTCTATGTTGTCTAAATCTGTTTGAGGTCTTAGATTGTTGATATTTTGAGGAAAATAATTTGCAGCAGTAGAGAATGGAGATACATTTGGTTGTGCAATGTATCCTAATACAGTTAGATCATAGATACCATCCTGTACATCTTTCTTGAATTCTTGTACTTCTTCATTATTGAATACTTGATATGTCTTGTTGAGTTCTCTTTTAGTAAAGAATGGAGCAAATGTTCTACCAGAACCAACAACAGACTGATCATGTCTGGTGTATGGTACATTGGTGGTGATAGTGCTGATACCACCTGGATTTGTATTGATTCCTATACTGAATATTGTATCTCCAGATACTCCTGTAACTTCAAACAATCCATTATATCCTGTGTTATCAACACCATTCTCATTATTACTACTTCTCAGTCTGCTTATCTCTACTATATTACCAACACCTAATCTATGTGGACTCTGTGATGTTATGATACCAGAGTTGCTGGTTGAATCCCAAGTGGCATCAACAATTGCATTATTTGTTCTTAGATTTGATACTGATGTGAGATCGGTATTATCATTCTTATAGTAGGTGTCATCTATTAGTGTTGCTGACTCTTGTAATGAGAAACCATTTGTAGGTGCTGACGCTGTAGTTGAATCATCAGGTACAACAAATCTCAATCGGTATATCTTTTCAAGATCTTTTCTTGTTTCAGGAGCTCTTACTATAAATGTATTATTTGTGTTTACTGATACAACACCCTGATTAGTTACAATAGCAGCACGTAGCGAGTTAGCAGCACCCACATTGACATACCATCCATCAGTTGTATCGTATTGTATTGGATGACCTGGTTCACCTGGTTCCTTACCTTCTACCGTAGATATAACTCTTATCTTACCACCAAGATTGTTTATACCAGATAAACCACTTCCAGCTGTTGCGTTGTTGAATGTGGTTGCGATTTTTATCTGATCATTTTGTACACCAGAAGTAATAGCAAAGTAATCTCTGTCAGACTCTATATTATCAGGTAGAGATCCATTATCTGAATAAAATCTTATTTTCTCACCAGTAAGGAAACCATGTACCTCTTCAAGAGTTATAACATTACTGCTAATAGAGTTGATACCAGAATTACTACCCACAAAATATTTCTTTCTACCTGATCTCCATGTATCAGTGTCAGAATCAGCACCTGGCATAAGAATGTCAGCACCGTAAGTTATATTTTGTATAGAGCAGAATAACTTATCACCTATCTTATTACCTACAGTGAATCCACTTGCTGTCTTGACTGGTATAGTATCTTTGACTTTAAAATCACTTAGGAATAGTTTAGTGTCAGTAGATACACCAACAGTTGCTTGTACATCTATTGATATCCAGTTGACATCTTCTGTTTTATTGAATGTTTTCTTAGGAGGTACAATAGATGTGATATATGCTTTATCATCTTTGATAAATGCTTGTGACTTGAATCCATCTGACTCAAGAGCAGTGTGACCAAAGTTTGAGTTAGAGTTTGTAAGTGATATGTCACCACCAGACTCAGTAACAAATTGCTTCGCATAACCCACAGCGAAACATGATACCACCTGCAATACAGAGTCTCTCGTGACTTTGATGTGGAAGTTCTCGTATGCTGGTTTGTATAGTGCTAAACCATCAGTGTGTAGTGTAACTGATGTACCAAGTGTGGCTTGATCTTGCCATGTACCAGAAGTTTTATTATACTTTACAAATGCGTTATCATCTTTCTGTAGTCCAATACCTGTGAACTGTGCACAAACCATGGACTTGAATCCAGTTGCCTTACTACCATCAGACAACATACCACACATACCAAACACTGAACGTAGAGAACAGTTGAATACATATGGAGATGCTGATGTAACACTGTCACTCTCCACAATCACTACAGGAGCAAGTCCTGTAAGTGATGGTGTTGCAGTGGACGGAGGAGGTACAGGGACTGTATATGTAAATGAAGTTGCACTTAGAACCTGTGCAACCACATGACTACCATCATAATCAGTATTGTTTACGCCATTTATTATTATTGGTGTTTCTACATTGAGATTATGCTCTGTCTTAGTAATAACTGTGACAACTGTGGTTGCAATAGCAGATGATGAATCTGTACCAGAGTATATGTCTTGTATTTCTAGATCACCCAGTCTAGATATTGCACCAACGATACGTGATTCATCTACAGTTCTCTGGAAATCTTTATTCGCTGGATAGTTTGGTAGTGCTCTACCACTGTTAGTACCATAAGCAAGAGTCAACTTAGCATAATACATGTCTAGGTCAGTATTACCCTTTCCATCTACTGTATTATTACCATCAGCAAACTCAAAGCAGGTAAGTTTGTGGTGTGAGAAGTTTGGTGCGTATACGTTACTGGTATAATCTTTGAATATTCTGTCAGCAGGGTCACCATCAAATAAACTAAAGTTGAAGAAGAAACAACCACCAGTCACCCTGAAGATTGCTGATCTATCAATGTTATCATCATCTGGTTGTGGTATAAATTTTGGTCGTATCTTTGTTTTTCTAAGGTCGCTACCTATAATAGATGTACCTCTTGGTAGTATGACACCACCATGTATTGAGTTGAAATGATATAATACATTGTCTGGATCTTGGATATCAAACTTTGTTCCAATAGATAATTGACTGATTGATGCTGCTGTACCATTTACATCAGTAACATTACCACTATCATCAATGGCAAAACCTGGTCTATTATCAATATAGTGAACACCTGGTGACACCATTATTGAAGTCTTATCAAACTTATCGTTATCTTTTCCTAACTGATATGAGAATCTAGCAGATTCTATCAGTGCTCTCTGTATTGTTTTGAACGGACGAGTTCTGGAATTACCAGTGTTGCTAACATCATCTGTCGCATCGAGTTCTTCAGGGTTTACGTATATGACGTTACCCTGTACATTCTTTAGAAAATTTTCTAGTCTACTTAGTGGCATTTACTACCTTCTGACACCATTCCTTCAACTTATTTATACTCGTCAGATTCGTGGTATCTTCTGGACTAAGGGTAAGAGGTCAGATTCTACCTTATCTACAATTTTATCAAGTATATCAATATCTATTCCCATGAATGGAGGAGTGACTCCTAAAAGTCTCAACAAACCGTCTACAAACAATGCTAGTGTAGTGAAACCAAGTATCATACTTATGATAGTTGCATCACGATTGTGCTTTCGCATTGACTCCTCATCAATACGTCTCGCTTCATCAACTGCTTCTTTTATCAACTTATCAACTTCCTGTTTAGTGTAGAATTGACCAACTACAGGAACATCATGAAATTTGATATCAGATAAAGGAGGAAGAAATCTAGACATATACCACTTTTATTTCTTTATCTATCTCTTCTGCCATCTTCGCAACCTCTAATACTCTCATAAACTGATCCATGTCAGTGCATTCTATTTTTTTAATATCTGCATCTGAACCAAATATTCTAATATATCTTCCAGTCATGGAGATTTCTAGACGGTCAACCAGTTGATCAGGGAACATTTGATTTTTAGTAACTCCACCTATGATAGCACACCTGTGCACAAAGTCAAATATCAGTCGTGCGGAAGTGTGCATGGTCATCAGCAATCTCCTCCTCAGGTCTAGGATTTAGATCTATTGTAAGGTCATCAAATGATGAAGCACTGAGAGTGGTGACTGTCAATTTTGATACTGCATGCACATGATAGTATGCATTGATAGGACCACCAGCACCATTTCTAATAATAATTCTTGCTCCGTACTCTATACGGTCTACAAACAACTCTTGGAACACACCTATTGGTGTAAGTTGAACACATAGTGTTTCAGGGTCAATGTTACCAACCATATGATCTGGTAACTCAATAATACCATCGATTTTAACGATGCCACAAGTTTCAAGCGTTTCATTCATGGTTTTATACTTAGTATAGCATACTATCTAGAGTATGCAACATTATCATACTTAGGATCAGGATAATCCTCCCAAGTATTACCCTCATATTCTACCACAAGAGGGTTCACATCTTTCCTTTCCCCATAAACATGATAGAAACAATCAGTCACTCCCTCAAGAGTTATCTTATTATCATCCCACTCTTTCACTATAATATTCTGTGCTGATCCAACTGGTTGTGTTTGAACAGTGATAGTATCAATTACCACAAGATCTTTCCAATAATCTGGTAAAACAATCTCATTGTCCTGTGTTCTACCTCTGAAATATACACCAACCTCAGGTCCTTCAATACAAGCGTATCTAAGTCTATGACCTTCACCCTTACTAGGGTGTGTCATGTCAAATGGTTTTGGTAAACTGTCAGCAACAGCGTGTCTTGCTTCTAACCTTCCCTTAGATAAACAATCAACAGCACCTGTGACAAATACGTCACCATCTATTACCAGTGCATTGACACCTTGAGCACCACTACGATTACCAACTATACTTACATCACCCTCTACATCTAATGCTCTACCCTTCATTTGTGGTACAAATTTTTGAATACCTATATCTGTACCAATATTGACATGACCAAATGCTATATCACTATGCTCACCCAAAAACACAGGACCTACTGCTGCGAGTGTACCCTCGAATTCCTTGTCACCGTCAAGTGTTTCTACTGATTGATCGACCTTCGGATCCTCAGGTCCTATGTAAACCTTTCCTGTGTAAAGGTCTCTCATCTGTGCCATAGTTATCCTTTGAGATTCTTTATTTGTCCATCTATATATTCTCTCATGAACGCAGGGCATATTTTTGTCATCGGTTCATGAAGTCTAATAACCTGACCAATCAATATTGTCCAACCTTCTGAGTGTGACAACACTCTTTCTTTGGCATCATGTGTAATATTATCAGCAGTAACAAGATAGTCTCTACCTGCTTGTATTCTTATATCTGACTCTGCATCTATGTTTATACCTGTCTCATTTGCTGCATTTGATTTCAATACAATACGACTGGCATCTACGGAGAATGTACCTGCACAACTGACACGTATATCACCCTGAGATATGATATGTAATGGTGCATTGTCACAGTTCTGAATGATTTGAGAACCCATCTTACCATTCTCTTTATTCTCATCTCTACTAGAGTGCAACTCAAATCCACCATCTCTGAACAATCTAAGTCTAGAGTCTGCTTTACTGGCATACAAACCAATATCTCTCTTTCTTACAACATCAGTGTCCTCTGCACCTATTATAAAATCACCACTCTCATTGTGACTTATTATAATGGGAGGTATTTTACTTTTGTTTGGATCTGTTTTAGCCATTAGTAAAATCTAGGACAACTGATTACATGTATTATTCTTGCCTGAGGAACAATAGGATCAGTGTATACCTCACGCTTGACAAACCTAGTTATGGGTAATATTTCTGCACCCACACCAGTATTAGTTTGCATTGATAGGGCAGGTATCTCGGATAAACCTTGATCTAGTTTACCACTAGCACCCACGATTCTACCATTTTCTATAACTGGTGTCATTGTTTGACCACTATCACTGACAATCATATCACCATCCTCATAATTTGCACCAGTGGATAGCACCTTGATACCAACCACTTCACCTATTACATCTACACCCTCAGTATCTGCCACCTGATCTGGGAACAGATAATTTGAACCAGGATTTGTAACTATGATATTGACTACATGACCATCCTCTACAACTGCCTCTGCTGTAGCACCACGACCTATGTCACAGTCGTCAACTATCGATACAAAAGGTGCTTCTTCATAATC